TTATTTTTTAGAGCAACCAAAATTTTTAGCATAATTAGCCATTTTGACTACTGATTCATCGTAGTTATCTTTTTTAGCCATAACAGCATCAGCTGCTTCGCATGTTGATTTACCAGGCATGTTTTTCTTTACCCATCTTGTAAATTTTCCTTTGTTTTCCTCTTTTATTTCTGGAAATTTTTCTTGTAAAAAAGGACTTGAATATTGTGTATACATATTTTTAGTTTTTATGTGAGCAGCATCTTTTAGTAACTGGATCTGCTCCTCCATAAGGAACTCCATCAGTTTTTAAATGCATACCAGTTATTCCTGAACTTGATCCACTTCCGTGTAATCTTCCCTTTTGGCTCAATGGTCCGTCCCATATATGTGACTCACCAACTATACCAACTTTACCTTTACCCATACGTTCTGCGTGTGGGTCATGTATTATACTTTTGTGTTCTGACATAATTTATTTATTTATTTACTACCTGTAGGATTATCACGCATGTATGCTTTCATGCTAGTTTCACCTGTTCTTTTTTTAAACTCTTCGTAGGTTTCTCCTCTTTTAGCTGGAGAACCTTCTTTATCTTCTTTATGTTTCTTTTTTTCGTCTAAAATATCTGACTGACGTCTAAACGCCGCATCCTGTGGATCTTCACCTTCATTAACAAACTTAGAATCTTCACCATTTGCTTTAATATCAGCTATTTCATCTTCTAATCTTTTAATTTTTTCTTCATCATGCATCATAAATGCAGAAGCTAAACCACCTTTACGACCAAATAAAGATCTATTTCTAGCTCCTCTTGCGCCAAAAATACCTATACCAGCCATTTGCGCTGCTGGATCAAATGTAGGCATACTTGCATCCATTACATTTTGAGATATATCACTTATTGCGCCACTGCCAACAGGTTGCGCAGCAGCTTGCATTGCTAAATTAGCTTGACCAGCAGCTGTTTGCTGTGCTGCCATAGCATTAGCATTTGTTAATGCGTTAATACTAGGATTACCACCTAGCGCACCAAACAAACTAGTTGGTAGACCAGCTACACTAGCGCCTCCAGCTCCAAATTTTAATGCACTCTTACTCATCTTGTTTTATCTTTGTTTAAATTATAAATTGCTTTTGTCATTACTTTATCCATGTATGATGTACCTGATATTATCTTGTTTCTACTACCAATGTTTATATCTTCTTCACCTAGCATGATTCTGTATATACGTTGTATCAATTGTTTACCTTTAAATGAAACTTTGTATATATTATATTTTTGAGTTGTTCTATTTCTGTTTCTCCAAACCACTATCCAATTGTTTTGAATAAGTCTGTTCCATCTTCTATTATCCCAACTATAAGCGTATGTACCTTCTTTAAAATCTTTTATTGTAAATAGATCAATGCAGTCTAAATAAATAAGTAACTCTAAATCACTGTCTGTTAAATTATTATTTTTACAAGCCCATTTACGTATTACTCTATAATGTTTAAGTAAGTTTAAATTTTTAACATCATTAGCGCTTATTTTCATAATACAACCACAATGTCTTGAGCTTTAATAATTCTATAAGATTTTTTACTTATTTCTATCTTGTGACCAGCATGTCTATCAAAATAGATATTATCATCTTTTTTAATACCCACTACTTCTTCACCTGCAGAAACAACACTAGCTTCTACATATCTTATATCGCCACGTTGATTTTCAGCTAAAAGCAAACCACCTTCTGTCTTAGTAGTTCCTTCTTTTACTATACTTATTATTAAATATTTACCTACTGCTTTCATCAACTCGAATATTATTAATTACACAATCAGTTGATAAAATAGTAGTAGCTACTGAAGCTGCATTTTGAAGAGCGCTTTTAGTTACTAACAATGGATCAATAATACCATTGTCAATCATTTTTACCATATTTCCTGTAACAACATCAATACCATGTCCTTCTACAACTATTGGTATATCATTTTTAATACCAGCATTTTCTAGTATTGTTCCATATGGCGCGTGTATAGCTTTTAACAGTACTTCTTCGCCTAAATCTTTATGATCTATGTTTGATGCTGCATTAAGTAAAGCTATACCTCCACCTGGAACTATTCCTTCTTTTATTGCAGCTTTAGTAGCACATATAGCGTCTTCAACTCTGTCTTGTTTTTCTTTTAACTCTATGTCAGAGCTAGCGCCTATTTTTACTATTGCTATTTTTGCTGCTAACATAGCTAGCCTTTTTTCTAACTTAACTGTATTTGCAGCTGTATTTTTTTTAGATAACTTATCTTTAATATCTTTTATAACTTTTTCTATTTCTTCTGAATTTTCTTTTATTTGAATTACAGTATTGCTAGAATCTGTTATAGTTTTAGAACAAGAGCCTAAATATTCTATTTTTATTAAATCTAAGTCATCACCTAAATCTTCATTAATAATTGTAGCACCTGTTAATAAAGCTAAATCATCAAACACTTGTTTTCTATTTACACCATGTGTTGGTGCATCGATAACATTTATTTTTATATTACCTTTTATTTTATTCATAGCTAGAGCCGATAAAACACCTTTTTCTACGTCTCCAATGATAAGTAAAGGTTTATTGTTTTTTATAACGTACTCTAGCACTGTTTGTATTTGTCTTATTGAATCTACTTTTGAATCAATTAACAGTACTAATGGGTTTTCTAATTCTGCTGTTTGATTTTCAGCATTAGTAATAAAATGTCTATTAGTAAGACCTTTATCATACTCTGCACCCTCTATTATTTTAATTTCTGTTTTTCCTATATCAGAAGGCTCCATCATTACTACACCTGTAAGATCTACAGCTCTAAACGCATCAGCTATTAATTTACCAAGTTCTGGATCATTATTAGTTGATATTGTAGCAATTTGATCAATCATTTCTCCTTTTACTGATACAGAGATTTTTTCTAAATATTTTATAACTTTTTCAACAGCAGAGTTAATTCCATTTTTTAAAACTCTAGAATTAGTTTTATCTGAAACTTTATATGCTTCTTGTAATATAGCATATGCTAAAAGAGTTGCGGTGGTTGTACCATCGCCTGCTTGTTGAACTGTTTTACGTGCTGCTTCTTTTAAAAGGGTTGCACCCATATTTTCTACAGGATCTAACAAAATTACTGAATTCGCTACAGTAACACCATCTTTAGTAATTACTGGATAGCCTTGTGAATCTTCAAGTAAAACACACTTACCGCTAGCTCCTAATGTGGAGCTAACAGCTTGTGTAAGTTTTGTTATGCCCTTAAATACTTTTTCCCTACCTTCGTCACCGAAGTTAAGATTTTTAACTATTAAATTTGACATGATTAAATTTTATTTTATTTTATTTAAAGGTTTTTACGACTTTAGGACCTTTTAAGAAATCTACTTTTTTAGCATAATGTTCTACTGAACCATCAATAGCTTGTTCTGCTCCTTCAATAGTTTCACGTCTT